GTTCCATCATCCGGAGGCAGCGCGAAAATTCAGTGCGCTGCCCAGTCGAAGCACCCTAGCGGGTGCATCAACTCGTACATGACTTCCCAGTCGTGTACTTGCTGTTTTTCAGCAGCCGATCTATAAAAGTCCCAATGGGGAGTTTTACAGTAACGGACTTTGAACCGGCGTAATACCTTGGAGTCTTCACTCCTTAGTGTGATCCGGCCGTTCCTGATATAACCTCCTACTAAAGAAACCACTACACCGTCGGCATTAAAGGTGATAAACCTCTTTTGCCTGCCCGGATAAAAACGTGGCCTCTCTGCTTCACCCGATGGAGCCTTAAAGCTGACCGGGACAGGACTAAGTGCACGGTATATTGTGCACCCTGTCTCATCCAGGGCCGGCTGTATAAGGAACTTGCGCGGGATCTTGATACCTTCGGCGTCTGAAGCGTGCCATGGAACAGGCAAAAACCTGACTCGTGGCGTTAACAGCTTCATAACCGTTGGCAACATTACCCCGCTCAAGCTACTCCATCTCATTAAGCGGTTAATAGTAGAATAGACGTCCGTCCTGTGTTTGAGGCTCTTCACATATACGCCACGTACTTCGGCGCCTTTGAAGAAATCCCCGCCACATGACTCACGAAAGGGTCCCACGTTGAACGACTTTTCATCATTCACCGTGAATCCGAACAACCCCAGACAATCAACAACGAAGGCATAAGCGTCCTTACGGACAATAATGTCATCGCCGAAGATACCAAAGTTACTCGGCTTGCCGTCTACGTACTCGGATTTAATCCCGAGCACTCGATAACAAGCCCTGACGATTGTCGCGAAGATCAACGTCTGTAAGGGAAAAGTAAATCCATTCCCCATGGACGAGACCATGTGCAACTGTAAACTCCTGCCACCTGGGAGGGTAACAGAAGGGCTACGAAAACGGACCAACCAGCTATATACATACGCTGGTAAGATCTGTTTAAGCAACGTCAGCGACACACTGTCCGAAGCCGACTTAAGGTCAATGGTTCCAAAAGAACCATCAAGACTCCCAAGCCGGGCTAGGTTTTTGTTTAGGTCGGGTTGCGTAGACAAAGAAATTCTAAAATGCCTACGTAATAGCCGCTCAAAAACAAGCCCTAACCCTCGTTGAAATAACATATTCAACGAAGGCTCCGTACATATAGAGCGCGACATGCTGGCCGTCTTAGGAACAAAAGAAAGACGGTTACCTTCAACCATCCTGAATCCATACTTCTGAGCACGTTGCTTTTCAGCGAGTGCCCATGTAGGATTGGAAGAGATGGCCCGAGCGTAGAGAACAGGCAGTTGACTATCTGTATAGCTAAGGGTCGAATCGAACAACTTTGTATAAAAGTTGAATGACCGAGCACCTATAGCTGCACCTGGCCCAACACCGATCAGTTCATCGAAATCCGATGAGCTGACCAATAGGTCAGGACCGCTGAAGAAGATGTCGTCGAGGATATGCTTCACCTCGCCGATTACTTCATCGTGAAACAACTTGCTAGCTCTAAGGGAATAGGCTTCGCACGCCGAGTTTGCTTTTTCAAACAAACTCAAGCATGCGTCATCTGCCCCCGGACTTATATCATCTACACTCTTTTTCAAGAATGCATTTGATAAACTAGCACATCGCGCGGTTGCCAAGTCCATGTCTGATGTAAGCCATGGCACCTCAGCTTTTCGAAGATCAACTAGAAGAGCACTACGTAATTCAGCAGAAGTATGCATGAATGCTCCTAGTGTAGTGAACAGCCAAAAGCCCCTTTTAGAGGCTCTCACTGCCCATGGTGCTGAAGCCTCTTAAAAGAGGCCCGAAGCCAGCGAATCTCCGAGGCCTGCGCTCTGTTGAACGCAAGCTCCAAAATGCAGCGAAAGAGCTGCCCGGATTTCCGCAGGACTTGCTGTGTCGGCCCCCGCAGGAACGTCAAAAGTAGTACTGACGATCATGAGGGAAGCCGGCTGCCCGGCTAGAGGAATCACACCCTTACGGGTAATGACCTTCCAGCTGTTTTTGGGCACATTCGGCAAGAGTCCAGTAACTGGATTCGTTTTACCAAGGACCTTAAAGGTCTTTGGACGAACACAGGTTACTGTAAACGGACTCTGAATCGAATGAACAGTGACACCAGCTTGCGTGCCACCAAGAGCTGTAACTGCGCTCTGCTTGCCGTTCACATCGGGAGCAACATCCGCTGCCACTGTATAAGTGGGAGCTGTGAAGCCCGTCTGTGCTTGGCCCGTAACGGGCGAAGTTAAGGCGTACATATTGTACTCCTGAAAGTAACACCTCCTAGAGCGCGGTTTCGACGTTTTTGTCGGCCACGCTTTTCTCACCCATGGGATTGCCACAGGCCCTACAGAGGTTTCTCTCAGAGTCACGCACTGGCACTTCACAGTCACACCCCAACCAAGGGGCGTATCTGATAAGAAGGTCCAGCAACTTGGCTTTAGAACAAAAACGTATACGGTCCATGGTATCTCCTAAGTGAGTGGAGGCGCTCTTAAAAACGCGAGACAGCGAGAGCAAAGAGGTTGGCTATATGCCTTCCTGTATTGTTCGCAAGTTTAGACCGCAGTGTCATGATAGGCACCGTGGCAGTCAAGCGTGATATTGCCCTACGTGTTGCAACGTACCCGCCTTGGGACCCCGAAAACGAATTCCACACCCACTGTGGTTGCCCGGCAGCTTTAGACAAGCCAAGGTCAGGACTCACCAAATGCTGGCGAGACTGCTCAATGACTTGTGTTCGAGCTATCCAGGCAATTCCAGAAGTGTCTGTGGTTATCGCTTCGAGAACATCGCCAATGTTTAAAAAATAATCGGCGACAAATGAGTACGGTATAAGGTTCCAAACTGTGGGGACAAAGTCGCGAAGCGTAAAACCGCTAAGCTGCTGAATCTTTCCCAAGCGTGGTAAAACTCCTTCCACCGTAGCATTATCCATAGCCCTAAAGGCACCGTAGTACTTAACCGTGGTGATCGCTCTGTCCACATTCCTACGTGAACAGCGCAGAGCCCCAAAGCTAACCGGTGCCAACACAGTCTCCTGTGAGGACGCCGCCGAACCATGCGCCGTAAATCGGGTCCGAGGTGGATCCGAAATCGTGCGTTGTATGATTTTGGCGATATCGCTGATGTCATTCATTAAAGGAACAACACCAAACGTCCATTTAAGGTAGTTATCTGCTAATTTTTTCTTGGTAGACGAGCCCACTTGGACTTGCCCACCAACAGAGTTAGTAAGGTCACGCTTGCGTTTAGACTTTGCTGCAGCGCTTATTACGCGCCGCTGCGCTGTACCATATGCTTGCGTTATTTTACTTATACTCTTTAGCGGACTCATAATCAAGTTCACAGTTTGCCGGATTTCTCCTGCGAAAACACCCCCTAAAGCTTGGGTGTGTTGTGCACGGATTTGCCGGTATAGTGACCTGACCGCATCGGCTTCTGCATTGGCATTATATACGCCGCTCCCGAATGATGGAGGATCGAAGGGGAATACCCCATCGAACACATAATCGGTGCGGTGCGTCGGATCAGTATTGAGACTTGCGGAAATAAATCCGGGGCTCACACTGAGTTCCTGCGCATCAACAGTCAACTGAGTTGTGGCAGAACTGCCACGGGCAATGTTTAGTTTATAGTTGGGATTCAAACCCCCACTAACAGTAGTAGAGTAGGCGAAAGCCTGACTCTTCTTCTGAACTGTAGTACTGCCCGGAGTGGCTACGGTTTTATTTGAACCATAGACAGTCCAACTACGATTGAATGTTTTTGACATTTACTTTGCCTTTACAGGTGTTGACCGACATTCTAGCGAAAGTGACCGTACATAATCGCCGCGCGAAGAGACCCCGGCCAGATAACTGGTATTACAACCGATTGCAGCAAGCCCTGCTAACACTGTTAACAGAGTTACGATCGACACAAGAGAAGTAGTGGCGATCGCCGGCAACCGGCTTATCAGTTTCCGTCGTTGTCTTAAGCGTCGAGCTTTCATATACGTCACCTTGGCTAAGTCGGGAAGAACTGGCTGCAATAGCCAGGAACCACGATTACCCAGCTATAATCACCCTGCGCACGCACAGGCATCTTGACGTTCACAATGTAGTGTTACACTACTGTTCCCTACTAAAAGGGATTACGGGGATTAGTCCCCAATGTGATTGAACTCAGAATACCGACAGCGCACGCAGAGTGAACTGGGTGGAATCGAACGACCAGACCAAACGATCGGTCCAGGGAACCCC